CTGGGCCTACTTTTGAAGATGATAGACCTTTCTTTGTATCAACAATCGAAACAAATTTTCAAGCTACAGTAATTTCTTGAATCTTTACTGTAATTCACGCTATCCTATAGACATATCGGGTAGTACCCGTATGTTCAAACCTTAGAATTATTAATCATGGCTACAGTTCTATCGGGTACTTCGGGAGCGTTATATTATTCTCCTGCTGGTACAAGCTCAACACAAATTGCTGCTGCTTCTTTTCCTCAAGGATCAGGAGACACCACAGAAATTAATGTTGGTACACAGTTGGGTTTTAGAGTTAATGACACAGTAACACTTGCATATCCATCAGGAGCAACAGTAACTAACTGTATTGCAGCAGGAGATCATTTTGTAAAAACTTATGATGCTTCTACTGGAGAAATGACTCTATCTGCAACAGCAGGGGGAGCAGCTTTAACAGCTTCAGCAGCACCTACGTTTCTTTCTGGAACGCTTGCAAGCATTACGTTCACAACACCATTAGTTGTTGGATCTGTAAGGGAGTGGAGTTTTGAAATAACCAGAGCAGAAATTGACGTAACAAGTATTGGTCAAACTGTTACTCAAACCGCACCATTTAGAACCTTCATCTCAGGTTTTGCTGATGGTAGTGGTTCTGCTAGTGTTTATTCAACAGATGATGACACACTTCTTTCCAGCAGGATGGTTGAAGACGTTATCCAACGTCAGCAAGCTGGTGCAAAGGTTAGATTGTATATTGATCGTCAAATGAGTGGTGCTAACGTGGATCAAAACGCAAGTAGATCAATTTTGGCAGATATTATTCTTACTTCTGCAAGCTTCAACGTAAACCCAGATGACGGACAGCTTGTAGAGATAGCCTTCAGACCTAGTGCTGCTCCTACATTCGACTTATCTAAGACAGCTTAAATTAGCATAAGTTAACGAACCTCAGTTTATCTGGGGTTTTTTCATGTTTTGCATTAGAATATCAATATATTAATTTTATTTTATGGCAAGCAATCTATCAGCATTGGATCGTTTAAGAAAAGCTGCAAATCTTGAACCTATTAAAAAAGAAGTCACATTATCTGATGGCTCTATTTTTGAGATGTATGTAACACCATTAACAATGGCAGAAAGAGAAAGAGCACAAAGACTTTCTAAAGATGATAATACTAATTTTCCTTTACAATTATTACTTGCAAAAGCAATAGATGAAACTGGTAGGAAACTTTTTAATGCAGGAGAAATTGATGTATTGAAGAATGAGGTAAAAGATAGCGATTTACAAAAGTTAATGCTTGCAGTTATCACAGAAGAAGAGGAAACAATCGACCCAAAAGACTAACTGCTGAGTTGAAGAAAGATAATTTAATGATGCTTCAATTTGGTGTAGCTAAAGAATTAGGTAAAAACTTAAAAGAAGTAAGAGATATGACGTTAGATGAACTTATTGGTTGGAGTTGTTATTTTCAAGTATTGAATGAAGAACAAGAAAAAGAATTTGAAAAAGCAAAACGAAGGAGATAAGCTAGAATAAAGTAACCTTTTGTTTTTTAGTTGTGGCACAGTCAGCGAAGGCAGATATAGAGATTAATGTAAAAGGTTTAAAACAAGTAGAAGAGTTATTAAGCAAAATAGACAAAATAAGTTCAAAAGTTAATATTTTAAATAAAACTGGCCGTGGTGCTGGTGGTTCAGCAACTAAAGATAAAAAGTTAAAACAAGATTCTCTTAAATTATCAGAAGCAGAGAGAGCTTCGATGGCAAAAACAAGAAATATTGAAGATCAAATAGTAAGAGCAAAAGGAAGAGGAATCAAAACTGATAGAGCTATGGCAGCTTTACAAAAAGCAAAATTAGCAGATATAAGAGGAGAAGTAACTTTAGCAAGAACGCACCAACAAATTGCGGTAAAAGAATTAAGTCTAGAAGAAAAAATAACTAAACAAAACTTAGCTCAACTAAAAGCAGAGCAACAGAAAGCTAAAACGGCACAAGCTAGTGCCAGAAAGAGAGCAGCCACTATTGGACAAAGTGCAATAATCTCTGGAGCGTTTCCATTGTTATTTGGACAAGGACCATTAGTAGGTGCTGCTGGTGCATTAGGTGGTGGTCTTGGAGCAGCATTTGGTGGTTCTATGGGTGGTTTTGCAGGAGGTTTAGCTGCTACTTCTGCTGCAACTGCAATACAACAATTTGCTGTTAGTGCTAGAGAAGTAGGAGATGCTTTAAAAGATCCCACTAGAGCTTTAGATGCTTTATCTGATGCAGGAATAAAGGTAGATGATGCTGTAAAACAACAAGTTGCTACTTTAATAGACGCTGGAAAAGAATTTGAGGCTTTAGAAGTTGTTAATAGACAATTAAATGAAAGTATCGGAGAGTTAGCAGCACAAAACTTAAAAGACTTAGATACTTCTTTTGATAAATTAGATGAAGCAGCAGGAAAACTATTCTTAAAACTCAAAGCTGATCTCGCTCCAGCATTTATTACGATAATTGATCTAGCAACTAAATTTGTAGATGCTGTTGGTGGTCGAAGAATAAGAAATAAAGCTCAAGAATTAGATCCTAAAGCATTTAGAGAAGCTGAATCAAAAATAATTAAAGATTTAGGAGGATCTTTTGCTTTAACTTTTTCTGGAGAGCTTAGAGATGAGCTTACTAAAAGGCTCACAGCAGCTTCAAAAGACATAATTAATAAAGCAATGCCTAGTTTTTTAGCAGGAGGAGATTCATTAACAACTACAACTAAAACTGGAACTGGAGGTAGTCCTGTTGGAGGAGTTGCTGGAGATGCAGCTACATTTAATGCGGGAACTCAGATAGATGAAGCCTTAAAGAAACAAACAGATCTAGTTAAAAAAGTAAAAGAAGAAAGTGCTTTAACTCTTCGTATTAGTGAACTTAGAGCAAATGGATTAAATCCTTCTATTGCCAAAACTGTCGCACAAATTGAAAAAGAAGCTGAGTTATCTAAAAAAAATTTACAGACAGAAATAGATAAACTTTTACAAATTCAAGCTAGAGATGCAGTTTTAGATGAAGCCAATCAAAAAACCTTAACTGCTTTAGAAGCTCAGTTGAGTAAAATGGATGAGCTTACTGATAGTCAAATTGAGTCTGTTACTGAACAAATAAAATTAGCCGAAGCTGCTAAAAGAACTAGAGATGCTTTTGATGAGATAAATAATTCAATAGCAACTAACATTAGTGATGGACTTACTGCTGCAATTCAAGGGACAAAAACATTAGGTGAAGCAGCAAAAGCAATTCTTAATGATATAGGTTCAACTTTAATAAAACTTGGTGTAAATACAATTTTAGGAGGTATTGCACCTGGTTTGTTTGGAGGATTACCAGGATTTTCTAGAGGTGGTAGACCTCCAGTTGGTAAACCTTCAATAGTTGGAGAGAAAGGGCCAGAATTATTCGTACCAAAAAGATCAGGTACAATAATTCCTAATGATAAATTAGCTGGAGGTGGAAGTACAAATATCAGTGTAAATGTAGATGCTTCTGGATCGTCTGTTCAAAGTAATGAACAGCAAGGAAAAGAGCTTGGCAGAGTTATTTCAGCAGCGATACAATCGGAATTAATTAAACAAAGAAGACCTGGAGGTTTATTAAGATAATGGCTACTTTTCCTAGTTATAATCCTGTTTTTTCTGCAAACAAAACTGATATTACTAATACAAGAGTAGTTCAGTTTGGTGATGGCTACCAACAAAGATTTACTTTTGGTTTAAATCAAAATGCAAAACAATGGAGTTTAGTTTTTAATGAAAACAATACAGATGCAACTGAAATTGAAACATTTTTAGAAGCAAGAAAAGTTGATGGTGCATCTTTCGATTGGTCACCTCCTGACGAAACAGTAACTTATAAATGGGTATGTCCTTCTTTTACAAAAGAAATATTTGACTTCAATAGAAACAGAATAAATGTAACTTTCATACAGGTATTTGAACCATAATGGCAAAACCTGTATCTGAAACCCAATCAATAAATCCTGGTTCAGTTATTGAAATGTTTGAACTGACAACAGATGCAGCTTTACATGGATCAGCTACCACATACAGATTTCACGATGGCAGTAATCCAATAGCTTATGGAAACTCTAATTCTAACGGAAATATAGTCTGGAACGGCAATACTTATATCGCTGTACCTGTAGAAGCTGATGGATTTAAATATGCAAATGGTCAATTACCCAGACCTACATTAACGATAAGTAATGTCACAAATTTAATTACAGCTATTTTATTGAATGTAAATGTTGTAACCCCTGGAAATGATTTAACTGGTGCTGTAGTAACAAGAGTTAGAACATTAGCAAGATTTATAGATGCTGTTAATTTTACAGGAGGAACGAATCCTTACGGAACTCCTGATCCAACAGCAGAATACGCAAAAGAAATATACAAAATTGATAGAAAATCAGCAGAAAACAGAGCCGTTGTTCAATTTGAATTAGCTGCTGCTTTTGATTTAGCAAATATAAGAATACCTTTAAGAGTATGCACTAAGGAACTATTTCCTTCTATTGGTTCGTTTATGCCATGAATGAGTGGAAAGAAGCTGCTCTCAGCCATGCAAAAGTTGAAGATCCTAAAGAGTGTTGTGGTTTGTTATTGAATGTAAAAGGAAAAGAAAGATACTTTCCTTGTCGTAATTTATCTATGACAAATCATCAGTGCTTTATCCTTGATCCAGAAGATTATGTAAAAGCAGATAATATAGGTGAGATAACAGCTATTGTTCATAGTCATCCAATTACACCTCCAACACCTAGTCAAGCAGATTTAGTTAGCTGTGAAAATTCAAACTTACCTTGGTATATTGTTAATCCTAAGACAGAACAATGGGGATATTGCAAGCCTAATGGATATGAAGCTCCTTTAATAGGCAGAGAATGGGTTTGGGGTGTTACTGATTGTTGGGCATTAGTTAGAGATTGGTATAAACAGGAAAAGAATATTGTACTAAGAGATTGGAAACGTCCTATAACACCAGAAGAATTTGTAAAAAATCCGATGTTTGAAAGATGTGCTGAAGCCACTGGTTTTAGAGAATTAGAACCAAATGAGAAGCTTGAGAATGGTGATTTATTATTTATGTCTATAATGGATGCTGGTTTAAATCATGTGGCTATTTTTATAGATGGAGATGTTTTGCATCATTTATCTACTAGACTTAGTTGTAAGGAACCATATTCACCTTGGTATCTAAAATGCACAGGCAAGAGGTTGCGTTATGTTGCGTAAATTAAAGTTATATGGAGAATTGGCTAACTTTATTGGTCATAAAGAATTTGAAATACAGGTACATAATTTACCTCAAGCTATTAGTTTTTTAGTAAATAATTTTCCAGAAGTTGAAAAATATATGAACCCAAAACATTATTTAGTGAAAGTAGGTAATTATGAAATAACTGAAAATGAAATCCACGATCCAATAGGTGAGCAAGATATTCATATAATTCCTGTAATTAGTGGTGCTGGTGGAGA